CCGCTGCCGCCGCCGTCGGACCCGCCGGACCCGGAACCGACCCGAGACTCCACCCCCAGCACCCCCGCAGAGGCCCCAGGATCGACGTCAGCGCCCGCAACCACCCCGACTGGGCGAGCGCAGCGGGCCAAGCTGGCCTACTGCCTGCTGGGGAGCACGAGGTCCACGCGGCGTCTCCAGGAAGTCCTGGAGGCCTGGGGCGAGCCCACCCACCGCTCGACCCTGAAGGCCTGGTCCAGCGACCATCACTGGGTCGCCGCAGCGGCGGACTTCGACCGCCAGACCCCAGACCTAAGCGAAGCGCAAAAAGATCGTCAGATTCTGGACGCAGCCTCGATCCACCACGCGCAAGCGCAGCTTGGCCGCAATATCAACGAGCTAGCGTCAGCGGGAATAGCAACGGCACTGGCGGAGGGTCGGACGGTGAGTCCGCTGGAGGCGGCACGGCTGGCCGAGGTCGGGATCAAGATCGAACGGCTCGTGAGTGGGGAGGCCACATCACGGACGGAGATCGTGAGTCAGGTACTGCGACCGGTGGTGCAGTCGATCCTGGCGGTGTTCGTGGAGAGTAACGAGATGGCGTCAGCGCCGGAGCGGTTGGCGGCCTTTGCGGAGGGCGCGCAACGCGTGATTGACGGGGCGCTGGTGGCGGGGGAGGCGGCGGAATGAGGGACGGCAGAACGCCCCGCCGAAGCGGGGCGCTGGGGGAGGCCGAAGGCCCCCGTCTCCGGGCGGCGGCGTTACGAGACGTGGCGGTCGCACCGGTGACCGGCCCTGGTAATGTGGGCCAGGGCGACTCTTTCAACGGCCTGAATCTCGCGGGCGATTTTCGAGAACCGGACCCGGTAGATGTCGGCGTACACCGCGTAGCAGTCGGCGAAGACGGCGCAGTCGAAGTTGGTCATGGCGGGTTCCTTCCAGTGGTCCGTGCGTCTTCAGCACTCAGACAGAGGGCCGAAGCCCCCCGTCTGAAGGTTGAAGAGCTAGCCAACAATGGCCGCCGCGCTCTTCGCTTGGCGCATGATCATCTCGACGATCCGCTCGGCCTCCGCCTCGGTCATATCACGGCCCATGCGCTCACGCTCACGCTGTCCCTCTTCAGCGGCGATGGCAACCATCTCGCGGATGAATGCGCGCCCGGCTTCGATGCTGTTGGTGTTGGTCATGGCGGGTTCCTTCCTGGTCGTTCGCTTCCCCCTCATTCTAGCGCTTCAATCCCGCTGACGTCAACAGCTAAGGCGGCGTGATCTAGTGCCGGTGGATAACGCCACGATCGACATCGCCGCCGAACTGGGGCTGCCCACCGCGCCGGTCGCCGCGCCCTGGGAAGCGACCGATATGCGCTACGCCCTCGACCCGGTGCGCTGGGGTGAGGAGCAAGTCCGCATCATCCACAAGGGCCGCTCGATCCCCTTCGCCGCCCGGCCCTACCAGCGCGCGATCCTCGACGACCGCAGCCAACGCCGCGTCATCCTCAAGCCCCGCCAGGTCGGCGTCTCGTCCGTGCTCGCCCTGGAGGCCGTCCACACCGCCATCTTCCGCCGCGATGTCCAGGTACTTCTCGTCAGCCGCAACCTGCTGGCCGCGCAGTCGGTGATTCGGTACGCCCACCAGATCATCGGGTCGCTGCGCGGGGAGCCGTTGACGCGCCGCGCTTCCACCACCGCTATCACCCTGAGCACCGGCAGCGAGATCCAGTCCATCGCGGGGCACCCCGACGCCGCCCGCAGCTTTAGCCCCGTCGCCGTCGTTTTCGATGAGGCAGCGTTCACGGCCAACGCACGAGAAATTTTCGAGGCCGTCCTGGGCATCGACTGCCGCCTGACGGTCGCCTCCACCCCGAACGGACGCCACAATCTGTTCTACGATCTCTGGCGCGACCGCGAGGGGATCTGGTCCCATCATCAGATCGACTGGCAGAGTAACCCCGAGTTTGACGCGGCCTGGGCCGCCGCGAAACAAGCCCTGCTGACGCGCAGCCAGTGGGCGCAGGAGTTCGGCTGCGACTTCGTGGCCTCCGGTGAGGCCGTCTTCGCCGCCGCCGACATCGCCCGCAGCGCCGCCGGATGGGATGCCACCCTCGGCGAACGCGCCCAGACCGACCCGACCATCGCGGTCCAGATCGCCTGGGACATCGGCAGACGGGCCGACCACACCGTGGGCGTCGCGCTGGCAAGCGATGACCAGGAACACTGGCACGTGATCGACTTCGACCGTTTCGTGCGGGTGCCGTTCCCGGAGATCGCCGAGCGCATCGCCACGATGTCGCACCGCTACCCCCAGGCCGATGTCCGCGTGGAATCCAATGGCATCGGGGATCCCCTCATCGAGTATCTGGAAGTCCCGGTGGAGCCCTTCACGACGACCGCGCGATCGAAGGTGCAGGCGCTCCAGGCCATCCAGCTCCTCCTCGAACAGGGCACCCTCCACATCCCGGTCGAAGACGTGCCCGCGCTGGTCGAGGAATTGCAAGTCTACGAATGGGACGACAAGCACCTCCGGCAAGACGCCGTGATGGCGCTTGCCCTGGCCGCTGATGGGGTGCAGAACGCGCCCGGATTAGGAGTCTGGTGATGCCCCGTTGGCCGTGGAACCGCTCCGCCTCGACCGAGAAAAGCGCCTGGCAGGATATCGCGTTGACCGCCGCGATGGGTCTCTCGCCGCAGGACTCCACGCTGGGGAATGATGACGCCCCGAACCTCGCGTATCTCATGGATGTTATTTCGCAAAATCCGATCACTTACGCCTGTATCCGGGAACTCGCGACGAGCATCGCCGAGCCCCGCTGGCGTGCCGTGATCCCCCAGCCAAATGGGGACCTGGAGGATTCGGACGGGCCACTCGCGGCCTTGCTCGCGGCCCCGAACGCCCATCAGAGTTTGGACGATTTTGTGGAGGCGGGGGTGACGGCACTGCTGACCACCGGCAACGCCTACCTCTTCCTCGAACGGACCGGGCGCGGCGGCGCGAACGCCCGTGTCGGCTCGATGTGGTGGCTGGCCTCCGACCGGATGGCCGTCCTGCCCGGATCCGGTCCCGACGCCGTGGCGGGGATCGCGGGATATCGCTATCAACTCGAAGCCAGCGCCGACCCGATCGTGATTCCCCCCGCCGACCTCGGGCATCTGCGGATGCCCAACCCGACGACCGGGGCCACGACTAGCGAGCTGTACGGGATTGCACCGCTCCAGGTGATCAAGAACGACGCGATCCTGGACGCCATGTTGTCTGACATGAGTCTCAATTTTCTCAAGCGTGGCGCGATCCCATCGGGGCTGCTCAAGCTCCGTAAGCGGCTCTCGTCCACGGACGACGCCGACCAGGTGCGCGCCCGCTGGCGCTCCTCCTTCAGCGGGCGGGATGGGCAGTGGAACGTGGCCGTCCTGGATGACGATGCCTCGTACGAAGCCCTCCAGACCCTGCCCAAGGATCTCGCGTTGGAGCCGACCCGCGATGAGGTGGTCGCCCGCATCTGCTCGATCTTCGGCGTGCCGCCCATCGTGATCGGGGCGCACGTCGGCCTGAAACGTAGTACGTATAGCAACTACTCCCAGGCCCGCGCGAGCTTCCACGCCGAGACCGTCGCGCCGCTGGCCTCCAAGCTGGCCGCCTTCCTGAACCGCACCGTCTCGCCCAACTTCTCCGGCGGCGTGACGATCCACCCCGACTTCTCTGCCGCGCCTTCCTGGCAGGAAGATGCCCTGGGCCGCGCCGATCGCGCCCAGCTTCTCTGGGCGGGCGGCATCATCTCCCTGAACGAGGCGCGGGGAATCCTCAACCTGGACAGCGTTCGCGGGGGGCAGGTCCGCCTCAGCCCCGCAGCGTCCTTCGAGGTCGCGATCGAAGATGCGCCCCGCACCCTCGCGGCGCTGCCGACCCAGACCAAAGTCCCGCTCGACCAGTCGCCGCCGGGCCAGCTCATCGCCGAGGGCGACGAGGTGCCCATGCCCCGCGCCGCTGAACTGATCCGCGCCACGCGCCGCCGCGAGCAGGAGGCCATCGACGCCCTCGCGAAACGCCTGCGCGCGAAATACTTCGGCCCGCTGCGCTCGCGCATCGACGGGGTGACGGGCCGCCACCTCAGCAGCCCCGCCGAGACGGTCAAGGAGTACCCCTTTGATCTCGACGACCTCGTGCCTGCCGGGCTGCGCGACGAGCTGCGGACCGTGTTGCAGTCCAGCGTTCGCGTGACGGTCGAGAACGTCTTCGTCGATCTCGCCGACTCGGGCCTGGTGCCGACCGCCGAGTTCACAGAGGAAAATATTCTGGTCCGCCGCGCGCTCGATGACGTCGCCCGCGCCGCCGACGAGATCCACGACTACACCCGCCAGGGCATCGCGCGCACCCTCCAGCACGGCCTGGAGGAAGGGAAGAGCGTAAGTCAGCTCGTCAACGGCCATGAGGAGTTCCGGGGCCTGCGCGCCGTGCTCGGGGACATGGACCGCAACAGGGTCGCCACCATCGCCAGAACCGAGACGGCGCGATCGACCAACCTGGCGACCCTGGGCTATTACGCCGAGGCGGGCCTGGGGCGCGTCCAGGCCATCGACGGGGATCGCTGGGATGACAAGTGCGCCGCGCGCAACGGCCAGATTATGTCAACTGACGAGGCCGCTGACGAAACCGAACATCCGAATGGGACGCTTGATTGGGTCCCAGTTGTGGCGGCACCGACCCGCGAGCGCGCCGCTGCCTGGGACACGCTGATCCACGATCTTGATACGCGCATCGCCGCCGAGAAGGGCACCCCATGATCCTCCGCAAGACCCACGCGATCTCGAATCTGAAACTGCTCGACGAGGCGCAGGGCCTGGTTCAGGCCTACGTCAATTCGATGGGGGTGGTCGACGCCGACGGCGACCGGCTGCTCGCCGGGGCGTTCCAGAACGCCACCCGCGCCCTCGCCGACCATCCCGTGACCGTGCTCTGGGGACATGACCCGAGCAAGACGATCGGCAAGATGATCGACGCGGTGGAGGTCGGGCGCGCCGACGGCAGCACCGGGCTGCTCGCGACCATGCAGCTCAACCTCGCGACCCAGCGCGGCCAGGAGGCCTTCTCCGACATCCGCTTCGGCAGCCTCACGGAATGGTCGGTGGGGTTCAATGTTGAACCCTCCGCGATCTCGGTGACGCGCGAAGAAGGCAAGTCGATCCAGAATATCGCCGCCGTCGATCTCGTTGAGGTCAGCGCGGTCGTGCGCGGAGCCTCACCGGATACGGCGACCGTGGCGGTCAAGGGTGACGCCGCGACGGCGCAGCGGGCGAAGGGGGCCATCCCCCCGCATGACACGCCGACCACGGGCTGGGAGACGCCGTGGGACGGCCCGGCGGCCATTGCGGCGCTGCCGGACGATGACCGAGACGCTTTTCGGCGGATGTTCGCCTTCGTCGAAGATGGCGCGAATCCGGACGCCAAGGGATCCTACAAGTTCCCCCACCACGAGTTTGCCCGTGCCGAGACGACGGGCGCGGCCAACGTCAAGGCCTGCATCTCGGGCGTGGCGGTGCTGAACGGCGGCATGGGGGGCGCGGACATCCCTGACGCCGCCCGCAGCGGGATTTATCGGCACCTGGCCGACCACCTGCGCGACGCCGACCGCGAGCCCCCGGAACTGAAGAGCGCCTGGCACAAAGAATCCCTCGGCGGTGACGTGTTCACCACCGTGGACGAAGCACGCGCCCGTGCCGACCAGCTCGGTTGTGAGGGCGTGCATGAGATGGGCGAGAACTACATGCCGTGCGCTTCGCACGCCGAATATGAGCGGCTCACGGAAGCGCCGCCGCCCGAGCCCATCTCGACCTACAGCGCGGATAACAGCCACCCAGCGACCGACCCGCAACACAACGCCGCCGCGATGCATACCGCCGCCGCGTCTGTCCTGCGCGCCCGTCTGCGGCTGTTGCAATCGGAATCGAACCAGAACGACCGAGAGGATTTGGAATGAGTACCACCCAGATGCGCGATGAGGCCCAGGGCCTGATCGCCAAGGCCCAAGGGGCGCTCGAAGCTGGCAGCCTTGTAGAGGCCGAGCAGTTCTCCGCCGAGGCGGAGACGAAGATCGCAACGGCGGACCAGCAAGATGCCGCCGCCGCGAAGATCAAGAAGCTGAGCACGACACTGGACGCGGAGTCGCTGCGCCCGCTGTCGCTCACGTTGGAAGAGCAGACCAAAACGGCTGCCGAGCAGACCGAGCGGATGAACAAGCGCAAGAGCAGCTACCGGCCTGCGACGTGGATCAAGGGTCTTCCGGCTGCCGCCCAGCCGCGCGAGATTCTGAGTCTGGCAGGCGAAGACGAGCAAGACGAAGCACGCGTCTACTCCACTGCGTTTTTGGATTGGATGACCGGCGGTTGGAAGTCCGATGCCGAGTGGCAGATCAACGCGGACCCCATGTTTGTCAAGGCGATGTCTGAGGGCACCGACTCGGCTGGTGGATATTATGTCCCGGATGAGTATATCGATCGGGATGTCCACGATCCGGGTGCGCCGGGTGCCGTGCTCCGTCCGCATTGCACCCAAATCCGCGTTAGTGGCAAGGCTGGTTACCTGCCTGGCTTCGGTGACGTGACCTGGGCCGCGATGACTGAGGGCAGCGCTCCGACTGCCGTGACCCCCACCATCAGCCAGTATGCTTATGTCGTGGAGAAGAGCGGGGCGATAGTTCAGGTGAGTAATGAATTGCTCGCCGATGCCCAGTCGAACATCCCCGCGCTGATCACGTCAGCAGCTCGGGAGTCGTCTGGCCGCTACCTCGATCTCAACATCTTGAACGGGACCGCTTCCGCGTGGGGCGGCGTGTTGCAGTCTGGTTCGATCAACAACTACACGGCAGCCAACGCGGCCTCGATTGTTGCCCTGGACGTCACGGGCACCTATTTCAACATCGACAGCCAGTGGCGTGATAACGCTGTCTGGGTCAGCCGCAGCGGCGTCGCCTCTGCGGTGGCGGGCATCGGTTCGACCGCTGCCGGACTCCACGCGATTCCTGCGCTCACGGCGTCGCCGAATGATTCGCTGTTGGGTCGCCCGTACATCCAGTCGGACGTCTCCGGGAATGGCCTGGATAACTCCGTCGCGACTGCCAACGTGACGTTGCTCGTCGGCGACTTCCGCCAGGTCTACCTCGTGGAGCGGGCGGGCTTCACCATGTCCCGGAACGAGTCCGTCTACTGGGCCTCGGACCAGACCGGATTCCAGGTGACCTTCCGCGCGGGTTCCGCGCTCGGGATCGCCACCGCGTTCTCGAAGATGACCCAGGCCTAGAGCCTGAGATCGGAGCATTGCGGGCGGGCGGTCAGGTTTGGGCCGGTTTGGGTGTGGCCTCCTGGCCGTCCGCCCCCGCAAGTGAAAGGAGATCGCATGGCCGCCTATGTCTGCACCCGCCCGCTGACGATCGGATCCGATGTGGAGGGCAGCTCCCCGCGCCGCTTCCGTCCGGGTGAGATCGAGCAGCTCTCAGCGGCGGAGGCGAAGAAGTGGTCCGACTACTTCAAGCCCGCCAAAGTGAAGCCGACCGAAAAGAAGAAGTAGGGCCACATGGTCGCTCACACCCTCGCCACCGTTGCTCAGTTCCGCGACTGGCTCGCGACGTCCACCTATGCCTCTTCCTGGAGCGGGGACGTGGCGACCATCCTGCGGCTGCTGGAATTGTCAACGCTCGAAATCGAGACGTACTGCGGACGCCAGGGGCGCTTCGGCCCCGTCACCGCCGTGCTTGAATATGACGAAGGGAGCGGCGCACTGCTCGACGACCCGCGCCCGGTGTTGTGGAACGGCGCACGCTCCTCGCGTGGCGGCCTGCCGTGGCTGCTCTCGCTCTCAGCGGCGACCCTCCACTCGGGGACTGACAGAGCGTCATCGAGCGCGCTGACCGAGAACACCGACTATTACCTGACGCCCTATACGAACGGCACCCTTGTCGATCAGCCCTACAACGGACTCAAGCTCAAAGACGACAGCGCCGCGACGAATCCCTGGGGCGAGGTCGGCCAGAAGGTGCTCAGCTTGACCGGCGAGTGGGGCTGGCAGACGGAGACGAGTGCGCCGACCACCATCGACGCCAACGTGACCTCGACCACGGCCAGCACGATTAGCGTTGCCTCGGCGACTGACATCTCCGAGGGCCAGACCCTGCTTCTGAACACCGAGCGGCTGTACGTCACGGCGATCAGCAGCACGACGATCACCGTCGAACGCGGCGTTGCCGGTTCCACGGCGGCCACCCACACCAGCGGGGATGACGTGTCCCTCTACGTCTACCCCGCCGCTGCCGTTCAGGTGGCCTTAGGGCTAACCCGGATAAGGTGGCGTGACCGCGACGGCGGGATCACCGAAGACGTCAGCGCGGAGGGCGTCGTTTTGTCGCGCCCCGCCGCCGAGCGGCGCTCGCTGCTGGCCGACCTCGACCCCTACGCCTCGCACGCCATGAATCAGGGGGTCATCTTCTGATGGCGGATTCTCCGACGGTTGGCTTCGCGGTCAAGTTTGAGGCCTCCGGTCCGATCTTTGATCGGAACCTGAAAAAGCTCGTGGCGAAGGCGAGCCGGGAGGCGATCACCCACGTCGCGCTCTCGATGGAGGGGGACATCAAACGCGGCCTCGTGCCCAGCCCGAGGAGGAACGTGATCGGGGGCCGGAAGACCGGGCACCTCAGCCGAGGCATCCGCGCGAAGGTCCACGATGACTTCACGGCAGATGTCAGGCCTGGTAAATGGGTCTATGGGGCAGACGTCCCTTACGCCCCGATTGTGGAATCAGGCCGCAGCGCGTCCAGCCGCGTGATCGTTCCCCGCCGCGCCAAGGCGTTGCGGTTCAAGCCGCGCGGGTCGGGGAAATACGTCTATCGGGCCTGGACGCGCCCGTACTTGAAGCCGCTCAAGGGCACGCACATCTTCGCGCGCACACAAAAGAAGTGGGACGGCGACCGGGCGAATGGCGTCTTCCACGACAAGCTCCGCGATGCACTTCGAGGAGCCCACCTATGAGTCGCTCAGGCGCACTGGATCGGATCGGCGTGCTGTTGGCGACGGTGAGCGATCCCGCCCTCCAGGGCGTCACGCGCGGCGAGCCGCTCTCGGTCCCTGCCGTCGTCTGGTGTGCGTACTATCTCTCGGGGCAGGTCACCATGCCGGAGATGGAGACTTTCAGTGATTCGTCAACGATCACGACGGTCACCGTTCGGCTGTACTTTCCCGCCATCACGGACCCACAGAGCCAATCGGCGGTCGAGACCGACGTGTGGGACGGCATCGCCAACATCCGCACGGCGATTCTGGGCGACAGCGATCTCGCTGGCAATGTCAGCCAGCTCAAAATGCCCTCCGCCACGGTCGGCTATGAGGAGCTGAGTGGGGTCTGGTATCGCACCACATCACAGCCCATCGATCTATGGATTCTGGGGGACACCAGTGTCGCCCCTTAGGAGCAGCTAATGGCAAAACCGAAGCGACCGGCGCGGATCGACCTCAGCCGCCTGGTGATCGTCAGTGGGATCGCGGTCACCACCGACGCGGGGATCGTCCGCCTCGGGCCGGGGGACGATCCGAAGGATGCGCCGCCGGAAACGAATTGGGAAGCCCTCCTCGAAGTCGGGGCGGTCGAAAAGGAGTAACCGATGGCGAAACAAACGGGACTGAATACCAGGCTCTACGCGGCGGGATACGACCTCTCAGGGGACGTTAGCTCGCTCGGTGGCGTGGGCATCATGTCCGAGCTGTACGACGTGACGACGCTCAGCGATGCAGCCGTAAGCCGCCTCTCGGGGCTCGCCTCGGGGACCGTGAGCGTCAGCGCTTTCATGGATACGGCTGCTGGCCGCGATCACGCCCTCTGGATCAGCAACAGCGGCGCGAAGCCGACGACGGATCAGACCGTCTTGATCCCGCTCGATGCCAGCCTCGGAGGGCCGTGCCTCGGCATGGACGCGAAGCAGGCCACCTACAACATCGAGCGCCCGACCGGCTCGTCCATCGCCGCGAGCGTCGATTACGCCAGCGCGGACGGGTCATCGCCCGAATGGGGCGTCATGTTGACCGCCGGATCCGTGACCGATAGCAGTGGCACGGCCTACACGGCGCACGACAACGGAAGCTCGACCTCGAATGGGGCTGCGGGATATGCCCAGTTGTTCTCGCTGACCTCCGGGACCGTCGTCTGGATCATCGAGCATTCGACCGACAACGTGACGTATGCCACCCTGCTCAGCTTCACCTCTGCCGCTGCGCTTACGGGGGAACGGGTGGCCACCGCTGCGGGAGCCACTGTGAATCGGTACACGAGGCTCGTAAGCTCTGGCACCTTTTCCACCGCTCAACTTGCTGCCGGGATCGCCCGGCTTTAGCCGGGATCGCCCGGCTCTAAACATGGGATTAGTTCACTAGTGAAAGGTTCAGGATTGACATGGCGAAACAGACAGGGCTTGGTGACTACCTAGCAATCGACGACGCGGGGGGGACGGCCCGAGCCATCAGCAATGATGTTCATTCGCTCAGCATCAATTTGCCCCAAGAGCTGCTTGATGTCACGGGGCTAGACAAGTCCGCCGCCGAGCGGCTAGCTGCATTGTCGGATGGCACGTTCAGCCTCTCGGCTACCTTCAACGCAGCGGCCACGACCGGCATCCACACGGTACTCAGTTCGTCGCGCACGACTGCACGGACACTCACCTACTGCGTGGGCGGGAACTCGGGTGGAAATCCCAAGCTGGAGTGTGAGGTGCTTCTGGGCTCGCTCGCATATGAGCGGGCCGCGAACGGGGCGCTCACGATGAGCGCCGACATGAGTCTGAGCGACGGCACCGTACCTACCTGGTCCACGGTTTAGCGCGATGACAAGACCCAATAAAGCCACACCCAACGGCACCACCTTCGAGCTGGAGGAGAGCTTCGCGATGCTCGTCTTCGGGGACGACGCCGAGCTGACCGGGTTCGAGTGTCGCGTTCGGACCGACACGCCGCTCTCGGTGTTCTTAGAGTTCCAGCAGCTCGCCGCGAGTGGGTCTGACGATCCCGCCGCCGCGCGTCCCGCCTTCGAGCTGTTCGCCGACGAAGTGCTGGACTCCTGGAACCTGACGCGCAAAGGGAAACCCGTCCCACCGGATCGCGACGGGGTGCTCTCGCTCCCGCCGCGCATCGCCACGCGACTCGTCGTGGAATGGTCCGGCGTGGTCGGAGGCGTTGACGAGGATTTAGAACCAGAGCCGCCGAGTACCATCATGTCGGCGGCGGCCAGCGACGAGCAGACGGGAGCCTAACGGACTTGCCTGTGGTAATGAAGTCAGCGCAGATAATTGATGGGCTCGCCCAGCGGTATGGCCAGCTACCGAGCGCCATCCTGGCCGAGCCTGCCTCGGTGCTTCGGTTGATCGCGCTCGCCGATCTGGCGTCACCACCTCCCGAGAAGGCGGCAGCGGATGGCTAACGAAGTTGTCGTCAAGGTCCGCGCTGACACGCGCAAGGCACAACGCTCGCTGAACGATCTCAAGGGAAGCGGCGACAAACTCAACGCGGGCTTGAAGCGGGCCATGAAGGGCGGCGCGATTGCGCTCGCGGGGCTCGCGACCGCTGCCGCCGCCTCGGCGATCAAAATGGCAATCGAGTTTGAGGCCGCCATGAGTGAGGTGCGGACGCTTCTCCCTCAGGCCAGCGATGAAGCGTTTGGCGCGCTGACTGCCGACCTGACCGCATTTATGAAGGAGATGAACGTCGCATCCTCCGATGCCGTTCCTGCCTTGTACAGCGCCCTGAGCGCCGGAGTGCCCCAGGACAACGTGATCGACTTCCTCCGGGTGGCCTCGCAGGCCGCGACCGGTGGGGTCACCGATTTGGAAACCGCTGTCGATGGACTTAGTACAGTCGTGAACGTTTACGGGGCCGATACTATCGACGCCACTCGGGCGTCCGATCTGATGTTCACGGCGGTGCGGTTGGGTAAGACGACGTTTGGGGAACTCTCGGCGACGCTGAGCAACGTTTTGCCCACGGCCCAGGCCTTCGGGGTCTCGGTGGAAGAAGTTGCCGCCGCCCTCGCGACGATGACCGCGAAGGGGGTGCCCACCGCCCAATCGACGACGCAGCTTCGGGCGCTCTTCGTGGAGACGAACAAGGAGTCCCGGAAACTCGCCCAGGCGATCGTCGAGCTGACCGGCAAATCGTTCCGCGACTTGATGACTGAGGGCCGATCGGCGGCGGGCGTCTTGCAAGAGCTGCGGGAGAGTGTCGGCGAGAAGGAGTTCTCGCAGCTCTTCCGCTCGGTCGAGAGCATGAACGCCGCGTTGCTCATGACCGGGCCGAACGCGGAGAAGATGACCGAGAACCTGACGGCGATGCAGGAGGCGGCGGGGGCCACCGAGACGGCGTTCCAGGTCGTTGCCGATACCACGAAGTTCCAGCTCGGCCAGGCCTGGAACGAACTCAAGGTCACCCTGATGGACCTCGGGATGAAGGCGCTGCCGTTTATCGTGGACGCGCTCGACATCCTGAAGGTCGTGGTCGCTAACGTCTCCAGGGTGGTGAAGAGCGACATCCTCCCCGCGCTCCGCTCCTTCTGGGCCGTCCTGAAAGATACGGGCTACCTGCGCTTCGTGATCACCCAGTTCAAGAACTGGTGGACCCAAATGAAGGTGACGTGGGGGATCCTGAAAGACTTCCTCCGCTTCGTGAAGGCCGTCTTCAAGGGTGATTGGAAGGCCGCCTGGGATGCGGTGAAGGATATCTTCCGGGGCTTCGTGAACCTCATCATCACCCAGGCAAATCGGTTGATCAACGTCCTGAACGCGGTCGCTGGGATCTTCAAGGCGATCTCGGGTGCCCTCGGAAAAGAAATCGATCTCACGGTCTCGGCGATCGGCCTCTGGACGGGGGCGAACGACGACCTCGCGGCCTCGGCGGCCAGCGTGGAGACCTCGCTGGATTCCGTGGTGAGTGCGGGGTATGCCGTGCGCGGCAGCATCGCCGTCGCTTCAGAGAGCATCGCGGATGCCACGGGCAAGACGGATGACTTCTCCGCCTCGGCGTCGCAAGCCAAGAGCAGGCTGGGGGGGTTCACCGCCCAGTTGTTAGCGGCGGCGTACGCGGCCCAGATTTACCGCGCCGAGACGTCTGGCAGCGCGGAAGCAATGATGACCGCCGCGCTAAGTCTTCAGCCGATGATCGCACGGTTGAAGGAAGCGATGGCGTCGAATAACCGGATCACGGAGATCAGCAACTGGCTGATGGAGAATGCGGCGGGCACGTACAGCGAGGCCGAAGAGGAGATCGTCCGCTACGGCGGGGCCGTGCGGACGGTCACCACCGATCTCGACGGCCTGACGGACGGGCTCGGCGATGCCGTTGACGGCCTCGATGATGTTACCAATGGTTTCGATAGCGCGCTGGGAGCGATAGAGCGGTTCGACTTTGCGCTAGTGGCTCTTTCCCAAGCGGAGGACGTGGCCTCGGAGGTTACGCGCCGATTCGCGATCCAGGACATCGGCAAACTGATTCAGCAGCTCGACGGGCCGATGCAGAAGTCCTGGAACATGTTGTTTACGAGAATGCTTCAGAGTGGGGCGGGGGCCAACCAACTGCAAGAGTTCCTCGGCCACTTGGAGATCGCCATCTCGGCCCTCCCCGCCGCGCTCGAAGAAGTCGTTCCTGACTTCGACAAGACCACGGCGGCCATCAAAATTATGGGGGAGTCCGCCGACGGCACGGTGATGAGTTTGATCCAGTTGGAAAAGCATCTCAAGCAGCAGGGGGGAGGGGGCGGCGCGCCCACGGCAGATATCTCCACCTGGTCGATGGAAGACCGGGCGCGGCATATGTCGGCGCTGGCGGCAGGGGGAGCGCTCGGCGGCGGGCGTGGCCTCTCGATCAATATGCAGGACTTCGCCCAATCGATCGGCATGGACTTCGCGCCCTCCTTCGCGACCGGGGGCATGATGGGTGACTTCGCCGAGGCCGACATGGCGCGTCGCATCATTCGCGGCGGCGTCGAGTCGGGCGCGACCCCCGAGCAGATCGCCGCGCTGGTGACCGAGACGATGCGCCGCGTCGCCCGGGGGTCGCAGGTACAAACGTCACGATCAACATCGACGGCATCGTCACCGACCCGGCGGCCACTGGTGAACAAATAATCGAGGCCCTCAACGCCGCCCTGCTCCTGAACGGTGAGAGCCTCTTGACGGATGCGGTGATCACCTGATGGCCGTCGCGATGCCGACCCTCTTCGTGGGTGTGCGCTTCGGGGCGGGGGCGGAGAGCGCGGGTTGGGTGCTCGGCTCTGGAGCATTTCCGACCCAAATCGGCGCGCCAGACACCGACTCCTCGTATACCGATCTCTGGACGCGCACTCGAAAACTGAGCATCCAGCGCGGCAAGTCGCGTGAGATCGACAAGTACCGCGCCGGGCAAGTGGCCGTGGTGTTTGGCAACGACGATCGGGCGCTCGACCCGCTCAACCTCGCGGCGGGCGCGCCGTACGTTACTTCAGGCGTGAGCAATGTGAAGCCGGGCAGACGCCTTCGGATCAAGGCGACCGATCCCACCACGGCGGTAGTTCAGCCCTTGTTCAATGGCACGGTCAGAGAATGGGATCTGAACTACCGGTTTCCCAGTGATGGCACCGCGACCGCTCGCGGCACGGATCTCCTGACCGACCTCGCCCGTACTTCTGTGGACTTGACCACGAGCGCTGGCACGAGCGACGTCGCCGCAAACGAGATTCTGAATGATGCGGGCGTCGTCGCCCGGTCGGTCGGCACCGGCAATAGCACGCTCCAGGCGACGAGTTTTACGAACAGCAACGCCCTGGCGGCGCTGGATGCCGTGACGCTTGCCGAGCAGGGAGGGCGGTGGGTGGCCGTCGATGGCCTGATCCAGGTCGACAATCGAAACGCGATCCTCCAGGACGAGACGAGCCGAGTCAGCCAGGGCACCTTCGGCCCCGCTGCCCTCCCGATCCATAAAATCGAGCTGGCCTACGAGAGTGACCTGATCACCAATTCGGTCGTCGCCACTCGCGCAGGCGGATCCGCCCAGACGGCGACCGACGCCACAAGCGTGACGGAATACGGACCCCGAACCACCGTCTACACCTCCTTGATGATCTCGACGGACGCCGCCGCGCTCGACCTCGCGAGGTATCACGTCTCGCGCTTCAAGAATGCAGAGGTACGGGTGCGCTCGATCCAACTGAAAGCGCGCAGCAACGCGGCCTTGATGAGTCAGTGCTTGAGCCGGGAACTGCGAGATCGCATCACCGTGGAGTTCACCCCCCCACCGGGCACAGGTACGGTCATTTCCACGGACGCCTTCATCGCCGGAATAAAGCACGAGTTCGACGGGTCCAAGGCGGACATGACAACGACCTTCACCCTGGAAAGCACCACCGGACGCGCCTCCGTGTGGGTGCTCGGAACTGGCGCGCTGGACACCACAACCGTCCTGGGCTTTTAGCTGCTAAGGAGACAATTGCAATGGCAGGTAGCGGATTCAAGATTTGGGCTACGGCTGACGTGGTGTCGGCTGCTGACTTCAACGGGTATGTGCAGGAGCAAGCAGTTGGCGTCTTTGCCGACAGCTCCGCGCGCTCGACCGCCATCTCCTCGCCGTCCGAGGGCATGGTTTCGTACCTAGCCGACACGAACAGTTTGGAAGCCTACGACGGCAGCTCCTGGGCGGCGGTCGGCGGCGCAGCGACGACGACCAAGTTCATCTTCCTCGCCGCCACCGCGTTTACGCCACCGACGTCGAATGGCGCAGCCGCCTCCCTGGTCGATGGAACCAATCTGAGTTATCCCGTCCTCGATTTTGATCAGACGACCGAAGAGCATGCCGATACGTCGTTCCAAATCCCGAGCACGTATGGCGCTGGCAACATCACGGTCGATGTCTGGTGGACCGCTGCTGGCGGGAGCGCGTCCGAGACGGTGGATTGGGAAGTCAACGTCCAGAATGTCTCCAACGATGAAGTCTGGGACGGAGCACTCACGGACGTGGGAAGCGCCTCCGACGCGCTCACTGCCACCGGGGACATCCTCAAGGCGACGATGACCTGGAGCGGGACGCTTCCGACCGCCGGTGATATCACTCGCTTCCGTCTCAGCCGGGACGTCGCAAGCGACAACCTCGCCGCCGATGCCCGCCTCCTGTCGGTCGTTGTGAGCTTTAGCTGCACGGAGGCCAGCTAATGGCCTGGCCTGACTGGGGATCGGGATCGGGGGATACGGGGACCGCGACGATCGTCGGGACCGGCGGCGAATCCTCCAGCGGGTTGAGTCCTCAAGGTACGTGGACGACGCCAGGGAACATCACGACCGACTCGGCGGGCACCGATGCGGTTGTGTTCCTCTACATTTATGGGAATTACTACAGCTACTACCTGATGGGGACCAACTGCGGATTCTCGATCTCAGCGAGCGCGGTCGTTGTTGGTGTCGAGATGATCCTGAACATGAAGCAAGACTCTACCTGGCCGGGCAACATGCAGGGCCAGCGGCAATCGATCGTCAAAGGAGGAGCGATCGACGGATACGTTCAATACCTGTTCAATCTCACCGGTACGGCGTATTCCGACTATACGCGTGGGGGAGCGGCGGATATGTGGGGGAGCGGCGCGGGCACCATCGTTGGTTCAGATGTGAACAGTACGGGTTTTGGGACCGCCTGGATGCTGAACTGGGGTGGGTATGCCGGGTCGAACACTTGCCGCGTGAACGATATGACCGTGAAGGTCTACTTCACGGTGGACAATCGGACGCCGTGGGGCCGAGCGCTCGTCTACGGGCTAAGCGCCCTGGTCGGACTTCCAGCAATTGGCGACCTCGCGGATCGTGCGCTCGCGAAGCTGCGCCCTGTTCATTCTCAGACGCGCAAGGCACGCAAACTGGAGTGGCAGAATGCCTGATACCTCCCCGCTTCCCGACGGCGAAGTGCGCGACGGCTGGTTGGCCGCGTTCGGCGCGGAGCGAGTGGCGGCCTGCGAGGCCGACGGGGCGATGATGGAGCGCGCCCAGTCCAATATCCGAACGCTGGTGGTTAGCTTGGACGCGACGCTGGGAACCGTTGCCATCAACAGGACGGAAACCCCTCTAGAGGAGCCCGAGACGCACGCCGCCGAACGCCAGCTCTACTTCGACGCGCTGGACGCACTCGCGGAAGATTGGGATGACCTGATGGGCGGAGCTTGAGAATGCCGCGACGCATCCGTCCCGCGATGCCGGAGACGAACGGGAACGGTCCCGAGTTTCGCGTCAGCGTTTGGCTACTCTTGGAACATCTCGCCGACGAGCAGGACTCCGCTGCCGACGCGATCGACGCCCTCCGAAATAGAATCGACCGGCTCATGCTCGGAATCATGGCGGCCCTCGGCGCTGGCGTCGCCTCATTGATCGCGATCGTGGCGACTGGAGCCTAGAGACTTCAGGCCACCGGATTCAGAAAGGATCCCCCCATGCCCAACACCCGCGCCGCGCTCGACGACCTCCTGGCCGCCGGGCTCTCCCTCGTCCAACGCTGCCTTCGCACCGAATCCCTCGTCACGGGCGCGGTCATCGTCTGCGCGCTGGTGGCCGATCTGCGCGAGGCCGAACTGATTAGCGCGGCGGGCGCGTCGATCGCCTTGACGCTCGGGCGATCTTTTGTGAAGCGCCCCTAGCGTGGAGCGTTCGACGTTCGAGCGCCGCCAATTCGTCTTCTCGCAATTCCCGAAGATCGAGTGGGACGGCCCGCCCCTCGCGATCTGCCTTCATCGCTGCGGGAACCCACGCCCCTACACGGTGGCGAATGCGTTGGCCTATCTCAACCGGAGCCGATCAGCTTCGGTGCATTACTTCATCTCGAAAGAGGGGGTCGTGCATCAAGCGACCCCCGTCGGGCAACACGCCTGGCACGTCTCCGCTTCGACCGAGGCCGCGAAGCGGGGCTGGCCGACAGTACTAGACGGACTCGCGAAGCCGCGCGGCGATGTGCAAGTGGTCGGGATCGAGCACCAGCAGATCCCCGACGCGCCGCCCGAGAAGGTCGGCCTCCAGGCGTTCAGCCAGGAGACGCGGATCTCGTCGCTGCTGCTGGCGCGCGATCTGGTCGAGGAGTACGGCCCCTTGGAGATCGTCGAACATGCCGACCTCGACAAGGGCGGCAGCCGCGATGACGACTGCGGCGATGCCTTGTTTGTCCCGGACTACCGGGCCGACCTCGCCGATCTGATCCAGGGGCGCGAGCCCTGGCGCACCGTCGGCGAGACGGCGAACGGGCGACCGCATCCAGGCCCGGCCCCCGAGTCGCCGGGGCCGACCGTCACCACGGCCACGCTCGCGGAAGAGCAGATCCGGCAGGCGGTGCGGGTGAGTCTGCTGGAGGAGCGGCTAGATTCCATTCAGACGGCCCAGGAGAGCCTTCGGGACGCCTTACGGGCCTGGCTGGACTCCTAG